TATAGTTGTTAAATAGGTATGAGTGAACTAAGCAGGATTACAGAAAAATTGTTTAAGGACAATTTAAACTTCCCTCTAATTTTAAGACAAATAGATTCTAAGGTTAATTTAGAAGAGTACCCTTGGGACGAATGCATAGCAGATCAAACTAAAAGATATGGAGCTGAGGCTGCTCCTAAAATTTGTGGATATATAAAAGAAAAATATGGCAATTAGATTTAATCAAGTTATTCTAGACAAACTTCATAAAAACAAAACTAAGCTTTCTAAAAAAGTAGACTTAAGCCTTAAGAGTGATGTTGAAAATGCTATAAGTGCATTATCTGGTTATGATAGTTCTCAGTCAGATTTAGACAAAGTAGTCGATATTGCTAAAAATTTTAATAGTTTATTAGAACAAATAAGACCTATAGCTAGAGATTTTATTAGTGAATATGAAAGCTTAAAAAGTAGTAATAACAATTTAAATAACGATACAATAGATTTAAAAGAAAGTATTTTTGAATATCAAAACGGATTAAGAGAATTAGGTTTAGATGATATGTCTAATGAAGTTAGAGAATATTACGATATTTTAAATAAATATGAAGTTTTAGATAGTGTAATTTATAATTATAACTATGAACAAGAAAGTTTAGTTGGAGTAGATTTTATCAGTTTATTAAGTTGGGCAAATGATATAGAAAATTAAAATATAAATTTATATGAACACAAAACAACTAATACTAAACAAACTAAAAAACGCTAGAAAAGAAAGTCTTTCTAAAAAAGTAGAATTAAGCTTATTAGACGATTTTAGTTTTGGTCAATATAATGAGTTAGAAGAACAGGTTAGTGCTTTAAGCTATAATGTTAATGAGTGGTTTCCTGAAAAGTTTGATCAATGGTATGATATAGGAAGAGACATTTATGCAATATATTTTCAAAATGCAGAGCCTTTTCCTACAGAGACAGATTTTAATAACGACTTAGAAATTATAGAAGAAATATATAGAAAATCTGAAGAGCTAGGAATTTCTGCAGACACTATCTATCCAAGTATAGAAGAACATAAAAGATTATGTGAGGAAGGACAAGTTTTATTAGCTGAGTTTGCTAGTCAAGGAGAAGAATTTTTAAGAGAATCAAAATCAGTATAAAATATGAAAGCATTAAAAAACATACTTAACAAATTATACTCTGAAGACAATAAAGTTTTTGCAGTATTAAGCACAAAAAGAAAAATAGACTTATCCTTAGTAGATGACATTGAAAATGAAGTAGATAGATTCGAGGCTGCTGAGTCTGACGCTAGTTACTTAGCTTACGAGTTAGGAGACGAAGTAATAGACGCTTACGATGACTTTATAATGAAATATAATCTAGACGACTATGTAATTAACGGAAATGTAAGAGACTTAGAAGAAGCTGCAGAAATATTAAAAGTAATGCTAGATAAATTAGAAAAAGCAGCAGACGAGTTAGGTCTAGCTCCTAGTGAAGTATACTACGATTATGACAATTTAAAACAAAGAGTAGATAATGCTCAGAGTTTGTCAGACGAAGCAAAATCTAAATATAGAGAAGTGACTGACTATACAGGAATAGGAAATTTCTGGAATTAATAATAAACATTAATAATTAAATAATAAATAATGAAAGCAAGTGAAATGTTAAAAAAGATCAACACACTCCTAGGAGTTAATGTTGAGCTAGAAGAACTTATCTTGGATAACGGTACGAGAATCTTTGCAGACTCCTATGATAAAGGAGAAAGCGTTTTTATCGTAACTGACGAAGACGAGAGAGTTCCTCTACCTGCAGGAGAATATATGATCGAAGATGGTCGTATGTTAATTGTAAAAGAAGACGGTATGATAGACGAGTTAAAACTCGAAACTGTACCAGAAGCTGAAGAAGAAGGTTACAAGGACGGAATTAAAGATGAAAAGGAAGACATCCGAGAGGATATGGAAGAAGAAGTAATAGTTGAAGTGCCTGACGAAGTAGCTCCAGAAATGGGAGATATTATTGCTGCAGTAGTAGAAGTAGTAAGTCCTATTATTGAGGAAGTAAAAGAAGAAATAGAAGAATTAAAAAAGAAATATGGCGAAGTAGACAAGGTAAAAGAAAAAATGTCTAAACAAGCTTCAAGAAAGCCATTATCTTCTGCTCCTCCAAAAAAGAACGACACTTTCCTGTATGGTCAAAATAGAGCAGAGACTACACTGGATAGAGTTTTACATAAAATAAGTCAAATCAAAAAATAATAATAAAAACAATGAGTACATTTATACACACAAGTAACGATGACGTAAGAGTACAAGTATCACAAAATACTATTTCTGCATCATTATCAATTCCTGCAGGAGACGCAGGAGTAGACCAAAACGTTGCAACTGACGCACTAGTTATTTCTCTACCTCAGATTCATTCTGAAAATTTAGGATTAACATATTTATTTAGAAATACAGGAGCAGACGGTAACAACATAATCACTTTAAGCCCTCACTCAACAGATGGTTTTCACGGAACTATCGCTAACGCTGCTGCAGATTCAGTAGCAAGTGGAGTAGTTAACAAAGACTGGGTAAACACTAAAGCAACTGCAAACAGTGGAGACTATGTAATAATCAGAGCCGTAGCTTTAACAAAGTGGTTTATTGTAGGCGGAGTAGGAATATGGGCTTCAGAAGCATAATAATTAATAAATAAATAAATAATAAAATGAAAAGAAATATACAATTAGGTACAACTACTTCGATTACTACAAGCTATTCTGGAGATTTCGCAAATCAGTATATTGCGGCTAGTCTTCTTTCAGCTAGTACAATCAATGACGGTGGTATTACAGTTAAACCAAATATTAACTATAAAGAAGTATTAAAAAAAGTAGATACTGGTTCTTTAGTTTCAGACGCTAGTTGCGACTTTAGTCCTAACTCTACTATCACTCTTACTGAGAGAATTCTAGAGCCTTCAAATTTACAGGTTAACTTACAAGTTTGTAAGTCAGACTTTTTATCTGACTGGGAAGCTCAATCTATGGGGTTCTCTGGATTTAAAAATCTTCCTCCGAATTTTAGTGATTTTATCTTAGCTCACGTAGCTGCTGAGATCGCTCAAAAAACAGAGCAAACTATCTGGAGAGGAACTGCAGGAGTTGCAGGAGAATACGCAGGACTAGTTACTTTAGCCGCAGCAGACGCTTCAATTCCTGGAGGTCAAAAAATTGCAGCAGGAGCAGTAACTTCTGCTAACGTAATTGCTGAAATGGGGAAAGTAGTAGATGAAATTCCTTCAGCTTTATATGGTAAGGAAGACCTTTACTTATACGTTTCTCAAAATGTAGCTAGAGCTTATGTAAGAGCTTTAGGTGGATTCGGAGCAGCAGGACTAGGAGCTAACGGTGTTAATTCTATGGGAACTATGTGGTGGAATAACGGTTCTTTATCTTTTGACGGAGTTAAAGTATTCGTATCGCCTGGAATGAATGACAACACTATGTTTGCAGCTCAGAAGTCTAATATTTACTTTGGTACTTCTTTAGTAGGCAATATGAATGAAGTTAAGCTATTAGATATGGCAGACCTTGACGGTTCACAAAACGCAAGAATTATTTGCAGATTCAGTGGTGCCGTAAATTATGGTATTCCTTCAGACATCGTAGTTTATTCTTAATAAATTAAATTAATCAAAAAATTAGGGTAGGAAGGGTTCAACCTACTTACCCTTTTTTTTATAAAATATATAAATATGAGTTGTACACTATTAGAAAAAGGTAGAAATTTACCTTGTATCAAATCAGTTGGAGGAATTAAGAGTATAATTTTAGCAGACTTTGGAACTTTAGGAACCCTAGCGGTTACTGGAGCTGAAGTTACTACTATCAGTACTACCCCTGCTGCCTATAAATACTTAGTAAAGCCTGGTTCTTCTGGAATGGAAGAAACGATAACGGCTTCTGCTGAAAACGGAACGGTCTATTACGACCAAAATGTAACTATACAATTACAAAAGTTAGACAAAGAAACTCAAGCTGAGTTGCAAGACGTAGCAAAAGGAAATCCTCACGTTTTTGTGCAGGACTTTAACGGAAATACTTTTTTAGTTGGTGCTTATAATGGAGCAGATGTATCTGCAGGAACTATAGGAACAGGAACTGCGTTAGCAGATTTTTCAGGATTTAATATGACATTTACGGCTCAAGAGGTGCTACCTGCATTCTTTTGTGCTACTGCAGTAGTTAATGCTTTACAAATTGGAGCTGCAATAGACCCTGCATAAGATTTTTTTCTGTGTTTAGTTTGGATTAAGGGCTTTATAGCCCTTTTTCTTTATACTAAATATTTATTATGCAAAAAGTAGAATTATTACGTTATACTATTAAACAAGTAAATGATAGTTTTAACTACTGCGACTGCTAGTCAAACGTTTAACGTAATTCCTAGAGAGTATGTAACTGATGCTGAAATTTGTATTAGAGACGAAAGTACAAATGAAGTAATATGCGTTCTAACTACTGGTCAATTTTGGAATACAAATACTTTTCAATGGCAGTTAGCAAACTATGACTGGGAAGACGAAGCAGGTATTGTAATAACTAATGATTTAATGTATATTACAATGAACTTGAATTTAATAGAAGGTAGATTTTATGATATTAAAATTTCAAATACTAGCGGTACTGTTATATTTAGAGACAAAATATTCTGTACTGACCAAACTATAGATCAGGAAACTAATAATTATTACGATATGAATGCAGGACAATACATAGAAAACTCTTCAGGAAATAACGATTATATAATATACTAATATGAAAGTAAATTTTTTACAATTAAGTACTTATACAACGCCTGAAGTTCAAGAGGTATCAAATCAGGACTGGATAGCCTACGGAGCTGATAATAACTATTTTCAATTTCTTATAGATCGTTACAACGGTTCAGCAACTAACAACGCTTTAATAAACGGAATTTCTCAAATGATAGTAGGGCGTTATCTAGACGCTACAGACTCTAATAGGAAACCTGAAGAGTATGCTAATATGAAGGCTATGATTTCTGAGGATATGCAAATGAAATTAGCTAGTGATCTAAAGCTAATGGGTCAGTGTGCTATGCAAGTTATATATAGTGAAGACAGAAGTAGAATAGCTCAAGTTGAACACGTACCTATCGAGACTCTTAGAGCTGAAAAATGTAATGAAGAAGGAGAGATTCCTGCTTATTATTATTATTATGACTGGGAAGAGTTCCAACAAGGAGACGAACTAGAAAGACTACCAGTGTTTGGAACGTCAAGAAACGAAATAGAAATACTATACATAAAACCTTATAGAGCAGGATTTAAATATTACAGTCCTGTAGATTATCAAGGAGGAATTCAATATGCAGAGCTAGAAGAAGAAATAGCTAACTATCACTTAAACAACATTATGAACGGTCTAGCACCGTCAATGCTCCTGAATTTTAATAATGGAACTCCAACAGAGGAAGAGAGAAATATTATAGAACAAAAGATAGCTGCAAAATACCAGGGCACTTCTAATGCAGGAAGATTTATATTAGCTTTTAATGATTCTGCAGATTCTGCAGCAACTATGGAAGCGGTGCAATTAAGTGACGCTCCGCAGCAGTATGAATTTTTATCTACTGAGTCAATGAAAAAAATAATGGTAGCTCACAGAGTTACTAGTCCTATTTTATTTGGTATTAAAGATATGACAGGTTTTGGAAATAATGCTGAAGAAATTGTTACTGCCAGTACTTTAATGGATAACACGGTTATAAGACCGTTTCAGCAGCTTTTACTAAACGCTTTTGACGATATACTAGCGTACAACAAAATAGTGCTTAATTTATACTTTAAAACGCTTCAGCCGTTAGAATTTAACGACTTAACTAACGCTACTAATAAAGAACAGATAGAAGAAGAGACAGGTCAGAAGTTTTCTTTGTCTAAAGTAATAGACGGAAAAATAGCATACGAAACTATAGAAGAAGCTGAAAGTAAAGCCAATGAGATAGGATGTATGGGCTATCACGAACACGAAGAGGACGGTAAGATTTATTATATGCCTTGTCAAACTCATACAGACTTAAAAAAACCTTGTTGGAAAGGCTACGAACAAATAGGAACTAAAATAAAAGATGGTAAAGAAGTTCCTAACTGTGTTCCTTTAAATGTTAATAAAGAATTAACTAAAGCTATTTTAAAAGAATTAAAAGAAAAAGGAGAAGATGAAGAAATGGAGGGCTACGAACTTATAGATAGTAGACCTGCAAATGAGTTTGATGAGTTATTAAATCACTCTCTAAAATTTGCTACAGACTTAGCTTCAGTGCCTACTAGTACTCCTAATAAAAAAAGCTCTCAAGATACTAGTATAATAAAAGTTCGTTATAGATACTACGGAAGTAATAATCCTGAAAGAGAATTTTGTCGTAAAATGTGGGCTGCTAAAAAAGTTTACAGAATGGAGGACTTAAATAAAGAAAGTTCTGATAATTCAGAGTTAGCACCTAAAGGTCAAAGTACTTATAATTTATGGCTTTATAAGGGAGGAGTTAACTGTCAACATTATTGGGAGCGAAGAACTTATTTAAGAAAAAACAATGAAAGAATAACAGTAGCGGAAGCGAGACGTAAAATTGCAGCTCTAGACCCTAGTCTAAAAAAAGAAGCTCAAATAGAAACTAACGTTCCTGAAGTTGCTCAAGTAGCTCAACCTAAAAATGACTGGTGGAGTTTAGACCCTAATTATAGAAAATAAAAAGATATGGCAACGGCATTATTTATATCGAGAACGGACTTAGTAAGAAATACTATAATAGATGGGTCAGTAGACACGGACAAGCTTTTGCCCTTTATAAAAATTGCACAACAGATGCACATTCAGAATTATTTAGGTACTGATCTTTATAATAAAATTTCTGCTCTAATCACTGCAGGAACTCTAACACAACAAGCGAATCCTAATTATTATACTTTGGTTAACGATTATGTACAACCTATGTTAATAATGTTTGCTATGGTGGATTACTTACCGTTTTCAAACTTTGCAGTTAAACAAGGCGGTACATACAGACATCGTTCTGAAAATGCAGACTTACCTACAAAAGATGAAATAGATTTTCTAGTACAAAAATATAGAGATTATGCAGATTTCTATACTAGACGATTTATAGACTATATGAATTATAACGCTTCAACTAAATTTCCTGAGTACTATTCTAATAGTAATGACGATATGTACCCAGACACAGAAGCTAACTGGGTAGGATGGGTATTATGAAAAAAGAATATAATATAAAACAAACAAACTTTAAAAAGTTATTAGTTTATCTAAAAAAAATAAAAAATGAGTACACTAACAGGAAATAAAATAAGTTTAACGTATAAGAGTTTAATTAAAGTCTCAGATAATGATATTTTAACTGCAACTCTACAACAGTTGTCGGATGGGTTAGGGAATAATTCAGGTGTATATTTAAACACAGGCGGAGACCTGAAGTCAACAGGGACGCTAGAGTTTGCTAATTTTAAAGGCACTTCTACTTCTGTGACTATCAATAAACTTGTTAATCAGGCAGACGGCATATCTTCAAATGATAATGACACTTCCCTTCCTACATCGGCAGCAGTTAAAGATTATGTAGATACTCACGTAACAAGTCAAGACTTAGACTTTTCAGACGGTACGACTCAAAGTGCTATAGACTTAGATTCTCAAGTTTTTTCTATTGTTGGAACAACTAACGAAATTGACACGGTAGCAAGTGGTCAACAACTACAAATAGGCTTACCAAATAGTATTACAATTAGTGGAACTTATACTGGAGCAACGTTCTCAGGAGACCTTAACGGAACTATTAATACTGCTACTACTGCCGTAACACAAGCGGCAGGAAATAACTCTACTAAGGTAGCTACAACGGCTTACGTAGACACTCTAGATGCAGCTAGTGATCTAGACTTTAGCGGTACTAGTGGAACTGGAGACGTAAACTTAAACACTCAAACTTTTGCTATAACAGGAGCTGCTAATCAAATTACTACTGCAGCCTCAAATCAAGGCTTAGTTATATCTTTACTTTCTTCAGGTGTTACTTTACCAAATAATTCTGTAGCTACAACACAATCAGCAGGAGACAATAGTACTAAAGTTGCTACTACTGCGTATGTTGATGTACTAGATGCGGCGAGTGATTTAGATATAGCAGGAGATTCTGGAACAGGCGATGTAAACCTCAACACTCAGACGTTTACTTTATCAGGAACTACAAACCAAGTAACAACTGCAGTGAGTGGTCAATCTGCAACTTTTAGCTTACCTAGTACAGTACATAGAAACTTACAAGGAAACGTTACAGGAAACCTAACAGGAAATGCAGACACGGCTACTAAATGGGCTACTGCAAGAAATTTATCTTTAACTAGCGAAGCTACAGGAACTATAAGTAG